CTCCCAAATGGGAGGCTCTCGAGCGATAGCTTGTCGAATCCCTCGACCTCACTGTGTGCCACTTAGGCTGAATTAGATGACTAACAGGACACGTACCAGAGAAATTCCTCTTGGTCCCGGTTACAGTGCTCGAAAGATCACTGTTAACCCCGTCATCGAGACATTTCCTCCTCAAAGTACTTTCCCAAGTACCTCTTGGTGGTCGAGATGTGTCGACGTTTCCGGGTTGCCGAATCAGGATCACCCATTGACCATCACAGAACGTGATGATCGTAAGTGGCCTATTCTCAACGGGTATATTGACCAAGGTGGTGGATCCTATATTGAATATAGGAACTACGATCCTTCGGCCCATATTAACGTGTCTCATCTATCAGCTTCCCCTTTACTCCCTTCGGTTGGAGTTTCGGCTACCCTTCTTCGTGCTAGGAGTAATCCCAGTCGCGAATATGTAAGTATTCCGAACTTTGCCGCTGAGATAAAGGACTTCCCGCAAATGATCAAGCAAATGAAGAGTCTCGGTCCTTTGCTCAGAAACCTTCGTCATAGGAATCATGCTGCACTTGGTGCAGTAGCTTCCCAGTACTTGGGTTATGAGTTTGGATGGAAACCGCTCATTAGCGATCTTTCGCAGATGCTCCAGTTCCAGGTACAGGTCGACAAAAGAATTGTCGAACTGAATCGCCTTTACTCGAGCACCGGATTGAAGCGTCGCCTTAATCTGGTTGATCAGGTTCAAACTTCAGAGACCAACGGAATTGTTGTTGACTCTTCGCTAGGTACTTTCATCAGGGCCAAGAAATCGGTCGTGACTAGGTACAGGCGTTGGGGCACCATTAGATGGCGTCCCACTGAAGTTCCTGCTGATATTGGTCACCAGGCTCTCGGTCGTACAGCTCGGAGACTTGTGTATGGTATGGGCCATCTCGGCCTAGACGCAACGCAAGCTTGGAATGTTCTTCCATTCTCTTGGCTGGCTGACTGGTTCACCAACTTCGGTACGTGGCTTGCCGCGCACCGGAATGATGTTCCGGCCGCTCCTACGGGTCCTTGTAATATTATGACCCTGACGGAGACGTACGAGTCTTGGCAGCGTACTGATAGCAACATTGCTATCACAGGCGCTGAAGGCGTTCGGATCCTGCGTACAAAAGAACGTACGCAGTCATCGGGCACACTGTCGGCTACCTTGCCGTTAGCAACGGCAAGACAACTCTCAATCCTGGCGGCGTTGAATCTTCAGCGCAGAAAGCGCTAAGGGTTCTTTTCCAACAGGAGTAGATAGATGTCTCTAGGCACAACCCTCACGATTACCATGGACGGTTCCGGTGGAACCGCCAAGGTACTTCCATTGATCAACCAAGACAGCTACTCGTCCGAGTATTTCCTGGACGAGGGGCTGGTCACGTACCGTTGTAAGGTGCGTAACAGTAAGGATAACGTCAAGGCTGGGACTCAGCCGTTTGATCGTCACACCGTGACGTTCTCGCGCTTTGTCAAGCCCACTGCCGCTATCCCTCTTGGCAGTCTGACCGAATGTTCGCACGTCTTCCGTGTGGACCCCCTTCTGGGG